TCAATCAGGATGGCGCTGCTCCTGCTTGTCCTTGTCGATAGCAAGAATGTCGTTATACAGTTCTTCACGATCATGTTGTGCAATGTACCAGTCTTTAAAGAGCAGCTCCAGAAGCTTGATGAGCTTCTGAGCTTCACCGGGGTCGATATCAACAATCAAGTTCACATCTTTTTCCATGTGAGCGCCGATATTCCCTAAACGCCGTACCCCATTAAGTACCTTATACTGATCGGCAGGAATTTTATCTTTGATTAAATCGATTTCTCCTGCAAGATTTCCAGATTTTACTTCCCAGAAGTTACGAATCATTCCTTGCAAACAGCGTCGGGCCAGCGTGGCGGCTGCTCTCGGGCTTTTATCCAAGATAGCGCAAGCTTCAAAGTAATCTGTCCGGATAGCTTCCGGAATGTATTCAGGCAAAGCCATCCCCATATACGGCGGGTAATTGAACGAAAAAAGATTTTTTGTACTTGCTAATTGAATTGAATACTCATGACATGAGGGGCAATAGTGATAGGTTATAGCAATATCAGACGCAATGTACTTTGGGTATATTGTCTCAAAATCTTCTTGATCATGCGAAAAGCTGATTCTTCGGATTTTGGTATTGTCCGGAGTTTCGTAAAAAGCAACGCCACAATACGGACACTTGTACTTTTCATCCATCATAAGCACATCCTTTTTTATTTAGTATACCGCAGGAAGGAGTCAACTACAAGGAGGTGAACAAGATGAAAATTGAAATCACTGGCGAGCCCAAAGAAATTGCCGCCCTTGTATTAGCGGTACAAGAGCGGCAGGGTAAAGCTGTTGTTGAAACAACGGATTGGGCTGGCAATGTTGCTGTGGTAACAGAAAAGAGCTGAAAGGGGCGGATCTCCTTTCTTCTTTTCTATTCTACAGCAAAACGGAATTGACACAAAGAGGTGAACCCTATGGAAAGCAAAAAGCCCAGCGAACCGCCGGAACCGGAACGCTGGGCAAAGCTCATTTAAAAAACGAGATGAAAAGCGATATCACTGCAACTACAAAAGATGCTATGGAAAGTTTACGGTTGAACTTGTTTTCTTTGGCCTGACTTTTTAAGTCCGCCTCATATTTTTCCCGCATTTTCTGTAGGTCGGCGGCGACCTGAAGCTGCGCATCATCAACTTTTTTCTGACGCTTGCGTTCCGCCGCATCGGCCGCAGCCTTTTCAGCACGACGCTTTTCTTCTTTCGCTGCCATTTCACCCACTTGGCGGGCACTGGTAGGCATATTGCTGATAGGTATATTAGAAAAATCCACGTAAATCACATCCCTTCCTGCAATCATTTTACTGCAAGAAGGCACATCAAACAAGGAGATACATCATGGAACGGTATATTATTTTCATCCCGGCGGATGGGCCGTGCAGGCTGGTGGCCTGTGATGACGGGGACAGCATCAAACTGGAAACGCTGCAGGAGCTGGTGGACGGCCCTATCGAGGTAACGCCCAGCTGTCTGGGCGCATCGTGGGCATGGGAGCCGGTGGACGGCATTGACCTGATCGTCAACGAGGAGGGCCGACTGCGCGGCTTGCCGTACAATGGCCGGGCATCAGATCTGTGGGAGGGCGGCGGCATTTGCCTCCTCAATGGTGACGCGCTGCTGGCAGCCGCCAAGGGTGAGGATCTGATCGGTTTTCCTAAGCTGGTGTGCAGGACCATCTGTGACGAATGGGGGCTTGAAATGGAGGACGGCACATGGAACGACTGACGGCCCCGCGGTGCAGCGGCATCAAGAGCGGCTATTGGAGCACCGCCAAGAAGGAAGAACTGGTGCAGCGCCTCGGCCAGTACGAGGACACCGGGCTCACCCCGGAGGAGATCAAAGCGCTGCAAGATTTCAAAAACGGCAAGGATGGCCGGTTTCAGACCTTCAATCCGGATTAAACGAAAGGGGAGAGCAGGATGCTGATTAAACCTTACATTGAGCTGCAGCAGCTGATGGAGCGCAAAGGATACAACCAGAAAGAGCTTGCGGCGGCAATATCCCGCAGGCTGAATGGGTATAGCCCGGCAACGTTAAGTAACCGGCTGAACGGGAAAGCGCCCTTTCCAGTGGATGAAATTGTTGTGATCGGCGAACTTTTGAACATTTCGCCTGATGAAATATATGGCTATTTTATCAAACCGTGGGCCATTCAGGCCAAGAGAGCTAAAAAGAATCCGGCCAAGTCGAACAGGTTGGTAAGCTTTGGAGCATGAAAGGATGGTGCAGCATGAAGATTACGACCAGCGAGGAGGGCAGTCTGACCGGTAAGGTCAAGCCGTACCTGCGTGTGCAGTATGGTGACGATGGGAACCCGGAGGTTGAGACAACCTGCATCGGAATAGACGCAACAAACCTTTGCACTGCGCTGGTGGCCGCTCTGGCTGCAAATAGCGCAGACCCCGAAGCATGGCTGATCCGCGTAATGACGAAGGCTGCCGATCTGGCAAGCCGAGTGGTAAACGAGGAGGACGAGGATAATGAGAAAGAATCTTAAAATCTGGGGTGCTGCCTTTTTGATGGGTGTTGGTGCCGCACGAATCTGTGTCTGGATCAACGCCGGCATTGTCCACCTGCTTGTGATGCACGGTGGCTGGGAGGTAGCCGAGGCCGTCAAGGCTGCGTCGTGGGTGCTGTTCGCGCTGGGCTTTGGCTTGCTGCTGAGTGTGAGCGGACTGCTTTCCACCGGTGAGCACTACAAGCGCAGCGCAGAGAAGCAGTACCACAGTCTGACCGTGGACGAGAGCCAGAAAGAAAATGCCCGGCGGGGTGCATGATATGGGCATGACGGCGATTGAATACGCGGAGAGCCTGAACAGGCAGTATAGGCGGCTGGCCCAGCGTAACACGAACAGCGCAAGCCTGCTGGACGCTTCCGCTGCCCCGGTAAAAGCCAGCTGCAAGGCGCGGGCCGAGGTTTACGACCTTGTGGCCGAGGAACTTGACGGCCTTATAGCACTGATGAAAGAAGAGCACAGCAATGGCTAAACCTTGCAGCTGGTACACGGTCTACTCGGCCAAGACAGACGAGATCATAGCCAGCGGGACGGCTGACATGATCGTCCAGCAAATGGGATATGCCAGCAGAAACAGCTTCTTTTCGGCTGTCTGCCATGCCAAGCACAAAAAAGACAACCCCCGGCGGCGCTACATCTACCATGCGGAAAAGATCCCGCGGGAGGACATAAACGAAAAGGAAGGTACAGAATGAAAATTATCATTGAAGAAATCGGAGATCACATTGCGATTAGCTTCACTGGAAAAGGTAAAAAATCCGACCGTATCAAGTTACTCATGATGGTTATGGTCGAAACATTGGTTGACGGTCTCGTTTCCGACTTGACAGATGCACAGCTGCAGGATGCAGCAAGTATATTTGCCAATGAAATGAAAACTGTCGTTATTGCCCGCTACAAAATGAATCTTGCTGACCGCAAAGAAGAATTTACCGGCAAGGAGGCAGCTTTTCTCTCTAAGCTGTTCAACTTATGACCGGGCAAAAAGAAAGAGCCTGCCCGTGCGCCAACACGGACAAGCTCAAAGAGAGAATAGAAACACTTCTCACTCCAGAGTATAACACAGATCAGGAGTGGCTGCAATACGCAGGCGTGCTCTATTACGCGGTGGATGATCGCGGGCGCAAGTTTCAGGCATCCACGGTACTGCGGCTGTCTGATCCGCAGCTGGGGGAACTGATCCACTGGCTGCACTACCACCTGAAAGGCAGCAACCCGCCGCCTGCCCTGTATCACCTCGAAATGCTGCTGCAAAGCCTCGAATACCTGCGGGGCGGGCGGCACTACCTGTATAACTCGATCTATGAGATCACACGTCTGGAGGCGTACCCATGAAATGGCGTCCTAACCTGCCACGCTCTGACATTACTTCAACGCTGGCCGAATGATTTCAACCATGTGGAAGTGAGGAACCTATGATCTTTTTTATTTTTGGCATTCTGGCTCTGTTGGCAGCATTCTACCTGTTCCGGTCTGAGTATAAGGCCGCTGCCGTGATCCCCGGCGCTCTGGCGGCCGTCCTGATCGTTATTTCCTGTGTCTCGTTCGTGCCGACCGGCTACACCGGCATTGTGACCACCTTTGGCAAGGTCGAAAACGGCACCAAGGACGCAGGCGTTGTGGTAAAGGCACCGTGGCAGTCCATTGTCAAGATGGATAACCGGGTGCAGGAGGTCAGCATCGACCTCTCGGCGTTCAGTTCCGACATTCAGGAAGTGGCCACCAGCGTGACGGTGGGCTACCGGATCAATCAGGCCAATGCCATGACCATCTACAAAGAGGTGGGCCGCAAGTACGAGGATGTTCTGATCCTGCCCCGTGTCCCGGAGGTGGTCAAGGCAGTTGTAGCACACTATGATGCCAGCAGTCTGATTTCAAACCGGGATGCCGTGGCAGAACAGATGGACGCGCAGCTGCGCAGTGTTTTGGCACAGTACAACATCGACCTCTCTTACATCAGCATCACGAATTTCGATTTCACGGACACCTTTACGGATGCCGTTGAAGCAAAGGTGAAGGCCCAGCAGGAAAAAGAAAAGGCCGAGACCGATGCCGAAAAGCGCCGCGTGGAAGCGCAGGCAACGGCGGACGCGGATCTGATCGCCGCAAAGGCTGAGGCCGAAAAATCCAAGGTGGCTGCGGATGCTGAGTTGTATGCCGCTCAGAAAAAGGCCGAGGCCAACGATGCTCTGACCGACAGTCTGGACAGCAATCTGCTGGAATACTACCGCATCACCGGCGTAGATGCACTGTGGGATGGCAAGCTTCCCACCTATGTGGGCGGGGAAAGCAGTGTCCCCGTCCTGAACGGTCTGAGCTGACCGTGCCCTCCAATGGTGGCAGGAGGTAAAACAAGAGCCACTGCCAGCGCATAGCGCAAAGAAAGGAGCTGATCCAATGGGAAGGATGGTCACTGTTGAGGAGTGGGCTGAGATCCACGGAAAAACGCCCGCCACCGTCAGGCGTAAGATCCACGCCAACGCATGGCCCGATGCAAAGCAGGCCACACTGGACGGGAAACTGGTGTGGATGCTTGACGAGGATTGGCTGTGGCCCTGCGCCATGACCCCGACCAAGCAGGCAAAGCTGCTGTGCGAGATTCGCCGCCTGATGCCTCCCGTGGTCTACACTACCGCAGAGGATGGCACAGTGATCTGCATGGTTCCCTGCACCCACCACACCCACGTTGCCGCCAACGTGACGGCTGACGAGATGAATGATCTGTGGAGAGCCGCCCCCCCTCAGAGGGCCGCCGCAAAGGCTGCTTTGCAATATGGCTGGCTGCACCCTCTCGCAGATCCGAGATCCTACAACGAGAGAGGAGAGCGTTTACATAATGTCTACAACCACAAAAAGTAACGCCGCCCGCCGCAAGGCCCCGCAGAACGCGCAGGAGCGCCCGGCGGCGCAGGTGGTACAGTTTCCCCTGCCGTACACAAAACCCCGGCAGACGGCCCCGCAGGAGGTGCAGGTGGTGGTTTGCGAGTGCGGCCCTGATGCCGTGCGCGTCCGGTGCCTGCCTGACCCTGCCGCCATCGTCCGCATGATGGATGAAACGTTTGGCCCTCTGGGCTGGACACGCCGCTATTACTTCGCGGATGGCCGCCTCTGGTGCGGCGTGGGCGTGTATAACCCGCTTATCAACAACTATGCCGTCAAGGACGCAGCGGCCCCGGCGGGCAAGCTGCAGATCAGCAACCCGGACAAGTGGAAGGAAAACGGCAGCTTTTTGGCTGCTGCATCCCTCTGGGGTGCCGGATCTGACGTGATGGCCCTGCCATCCATGACCATGGGCGGCGCAGTCATTGAGCCGGCATACCGGCGGACAGCCAAGGGCCAGAGCGATCAGCCTACCGGCTACCGCCTGCACGGCGCTCTGACCGTGGACAAGCTGCTGCGGGCCGATGATGGACACATTATTGGCGTGCAGTTCCTGCAGGGAGAGCGCAAAGTGGTATGGCAAACCGAGTGATCGGCAGGCTGCCGGTGGTGTACAATCCGCAATCTCACCGCATCGAGGTGGAAAACACCGCGGAATTTGTGGAAACCCAGATTTTCCAACGTTTGGATGATCTGGCCCACGGGCAGCCGCTGCGCCTGACCCTGACGGTGGAGCCGGAACACAGGGGCCGCACAACGGCCCAGAATAGCCTCATGTGGGCGTTACTCACCATCATGGCCGACCACTACAACGCCGGGCGCACCGGCGGCGTGACCCCAGAGGACTGTTATCTGGAGATGCTGGAAAAGTACGGGGCCAAGGTGGACTATCTGGAGTGCCCGGCGGGCGCTCTGGATATCCTGCGCGGCTGCTATCGGCTTGTCCATGTGGTGGAGATACTGGACGGCAACCGCTGCACGGTTAAATGCACACAGGGCAGCTCCACCTTTACCACCGGCGAAATGAAAAATCTGATTGACGGGATCTTTGACCGCCTCGCTGAGATGGGCGTGAATGATCCCATCGTGACTGCCTACTGGCAGGAATGGAAGGAACCATAATGGCCAAGAGCATCATACAGACAGAAAAAGAGTGCTATATCTGCCGCCGCTGGTATGCGGTAAAAACCACGCGCGGGCTGGAGGAGCACCACGTCCTCAATGGGCCGCTGCGCAGCTTCTCCGAGCGGCACGGCCTCAAGGTCTGGCTGTGTCACCAGCACCACAATGAGCCGGGCCTGAGCGCCCACCACAATACCACCTGTGCGCAGACCTTAAAGGCTGTTGCACAAGCGAAATATGAGGAACAGAACGGCCCCGGCGCACACGCTGCATGGATGGCCGCCGTTGGAAAGGACTATATCAATGCTTAATGTTATCGCAATTATGGGCCGCCTTGTGGCGGATCCTGAACTCCGCACCACCCCGGCGGGGGTGAATGTCTGCCGCTTCCGCATTGCCTGTGACCGCAATTTCGCAAAGCCCGGCGAGCAGCGTCAGGCCGATTTTGTGGATATCGTGGCATGGCGGCAGCAGGCGGATTTTGTGTGCCGCTACTTCCAGAAGGGCAACCTGATCGCTATTCAGGGCCGCCTCCAGACTAACAACTATCAGGACAAGAACGGTAACAACCGTACATCCGTTGCCGTGGTGGCGGACAACATCAACTTTGCGGGCTCCAAGGGCACCAGCAAGCCGGTGGACGAGGGCGGCGAGGCTGCCCCGCGCTCTGATGCCTGGCCGAAAGCAGACCCGCCTGCCAACTATGGCGGCGTGGACGATTTTGCCGTGATCGATGACAATGACGATCTTCCCTTTTAATTCAGGAGGACAAGCAGGATGAGAAAAGACGGATATGTTGTGGTGCAGCCGTGGATGGTCACAGACTACAACCTCAACGGCAACAAACTCCTGATCTATGCCCTGATCTGGGGTTTTTCACAAGACGAACAGTCTTGCTTTTATGGCTCTGTCAGCTACATTGTGGAGTATTTCAAGCTGAGCAAGCGGGCTGTGCTGAACCTGCTGGCCGAACTGGAAAAGGACGGCCTGATCCGCAAATGGGCTGAACCGGTAAACGGCAGGCCCACAAACAGGTATGCAGCGCTTCGCCCGGCGGCGTGCGCTTCTGCGTCTGATGGGTGCAAAAAATGCACCGGTGAAGAAAATGCACCGGTGAACAATGTGCACTCTGATGGGTGCAAAAAGTGCACCTCTACCGGTGCAGAATGTGCACCCAAGAAAGAAAATAATAATAAAAGCGAGAATAAAGGGCCGTCCGCAACTCGTTTTTCACCACCTACGGTGGAGCAGGTCAGAGCGTATTTCCGGGAGCGTGGTGTCCCGCCCGCTGATGCCCAGACTGAGGCTGACAAGTTCGTTGACCGGTACGAGGCTAACGGGTGGATCGTGGGCAAAACCAAGATGAAGGACTGGAAAGCGGCAGCGCGTAACTGGCTGAGGAACCGGAAAGAGTGGGGCCAACCCGCTGCACAGCCTGCAACCCCGTATGGCGGGCGTACATGGGAGGATCTGTGATGGACGTGCAAAGCGTATTGATCGGCGCGCTGCTGATGGACGATCAGCTGGCACCGTATTCCCTGCCGGAGTTGAGCATTGAGCATTTCCGGCCTGAACTGCAGCCCACCTTTGCAGCCGTGCAAGGGTTCTGGATCACAAAGGGCCTGCTGGATATCATGCAGATCGCGGCAAAATACCCAGACCAAAAGCAAAACCTGCTGTCCTGCGTGGCCTCCTGTGAGAGTGAGTGCATCCGGCTGACCCGTGACCGCGTGGAAGAGTGGACGCGGATCATCATGGAGGATGCCGCAAAGGCCCGTTTCCAGAGCCTTGCCTTTAGGGCTGTGGATGCTGCAACCGCCTTTGATGATCTGCCGGATCTTTACCAGCAGATGGGGCAGGCGCTGGATATCCACACTGAAAAGAACGATTTTCAGAGCGTGGGCGATCTGCTGGATGATTATATCCGGCATTTGGACGAGAAACCCAAGTACATCCGCACCGGCCTGTCCAAGCTGGACGAAAACTTGCACCTCGTGCCCGGCAACTATTTCGTGATCGGCGGCAGACCAAGCGCAGGCAAAACTGCTCTGAGCCTCCAGCTTGCTGCTGGCATGGCCAAGCAGGGCAAGCGTGTGTGTTATTTCTCGCTGGAAACAGACCCGGCCACATTGCAGGCCCGTCTGATTGCCAACCAGCTGTATGCTCCTCTCTCGGCGGTCAAAAATAAAACGCTGTCCATGAACGAACTTGACCGGCTGGCCGATATGAAGCGCTGGCCGCTGTTCATCCGTTCCGCAGCTGGCAAGGGTGTGGCGTGGATCAAGGCACAGGCCCTCCGAATGAAAGCAGATATCATTTTCGTGGACTATTTGCAGCTGATCCATGAGCGTGGCAGCAGTGACCGGTACAATGCAATCACAGAGATCTCCATTGCGCTGCATGAACTGGCCCAGACAACCGGCATCCTCGTTGTGGCGCTGGCCCAGCTGAACCGCAACGCTGCACGGGCAGAGCCGTCCAACGCGGATCTGCGTGAATCCGGCCAGATCGAGCAGGACGCGGATGCCATTTTGCTGCTGTCAGCTGACGGTGACACCTATTTCAGCCGCCTGACCAAAAACAAAGAGGGCCGCGTGGGAAATGCCGGGCTGGAATTTGACAAGATGACGCAACGCTTTACCTGCGTGACCGCAAATTAACGAAAGGCCGCCCGGCGGGTCGCAAAGTCCTTGCATGGGCAAAGCTGCCGGAGCCATACGGAGGAAAATGAAATGCGTGTACTTATAGCTTGCGAGGAGAGTCAAGAGGTTTGCAAGGCTTTCCGAGCACGAGGACACGAGGCGTACTCGTGCGACATTCAGGAACCATCTGGCGGTCACCCTGAATGGCACATCCTTGGCGATGCTCTGTTGCCCCTGAGGGGGGGACAAGTCGAGACGATGGATGATAAAGGGCATTATATCGATGCTTGGGACTTGCTCATTGCACACCCGCCATGCACATACCTTTCAAACGCCGGAGCACGACACCTATGGAAAGGCCACCAGCTACAAGAGGACCGCGTAATGAAAGGAATTTTGGGACGCGACCTGTTTATGAGATTTTGGTGGGCGGACATCCCAAGAATATGCGTCGAAAACCCGGTCCCGAGCAAGGTGTTTTGTCTGCCAGAATATACGCAGATTATTCAGCCGTACCAGTTTGGACACCCGTACAGCAAGAAAACTTGCCTTTGGCTGAAGGCTCTGCCGCCACTGTTACCGACCGATATTGTGGAGCCAGTGGCTACATGGTGTCCGTCCGGCTCTTACGCACATAAGCATGATGAGCGCAACAAGGGCATGTTCACCACTGACCGCGCTAAAAATCGAGCAAAAACATTCCCCGGCATTGCAAATGCAATGTCTATGCAATGGGAGCCTAAATAGACAACGGAGGAGGATGCAGTCCGATGACCTATGAAGAAAAAAAGGAATGGTTACGGCGGTACCGCAAGGCCGCAAAGCTGGAAAAGATCAAGTTGGAAGAGGTAGAGCGGTACCGCACAGACGCGGAGCACATCACACAGGTGCTCTCCCCTGTTCCCGGCGGCGCTGGTGACGGTCAGGCGCTGCCCCGCTCTGTGGAACGCATTACGGACGCTATGCAGGAAGCCAACGCGCAGGTGATGAAGTGCCAGAGGATCTGCAAGGAGATCCTGAGCGTCATGAACCAGACCGTGGACATACAGGATTATGAAATCCTGTACCTGCGGTACATCGGTGGCAAGAAGTGGGAGCAGATCGCCGTCAAGATGGGCATGGATGTGAGCCGGGTGTATCGCCGCCACAAGCTGGCCGTCAAGGCGCTGGACATCCCGGAGTGCCAGTAAACGCACTGTTTTGAGGGCACTGCGCACTGTTTTGCACTGTTTTTGATGCAACGCGCACTGTTTTGCACTGTTTGACCTGTGATATTATTAGACTGCGAAAGCCGCAAGGAGCTGGACAACATCCAACACCCTGCGGCTTTTGTATTGCCCGGCTGCGACAGGGGAACACCTTACCGACCAACAGCCTGAATGTACCAGCCGGGCATTTTGCTTTGCTATCCAGCGGCACCGTCCGGGCCTGTACCCGGCGGGGCCTTTGAATAGACGCGGGTTCTGGACATCATCCCACAATGTGCATGGCAGCATAGCCAAGCGGTTTCCCTTCCATTCTGACCAGTAAGCTGCCGTTGCGGGCAGCTGTGCACATTCCATGCCGTTGTAGCTCAAGCAGAGCACCGTCCGGTCAGGGCGGGTCACGATGCCGGTGCAAGTCCGGCCAACGGTTCCATATTTACCACCCCCGGCCTCGTTTGTACCCCGGGGTCATTTTGTACCCTGCCCCCCTCCGCAAAGCACCCCCGCCCCTGCAAAGGCCCCCGGAGTGTGCCCGGCGGGGCACAAGATCTGCCTGCCATGCGCAGGCTTTTTGTCTGTCAGGAGGTGAACCGCATGGGCAACCCGCGCTATGCCAACGGCCAGCTGCGGCGGCGCAACCGGGCCCGGCTCCGGGCGATGGGCGGCGAATGCGGCATCTGTCACGGGCGTTTCGGTCCGATCCATTACGACGAACCTTCCGACGCGCAGCACCCGCTGTCCTTCGTGGTGGACGAGATCAAGCCGGTTTCCCGCTGGCGGGAGTTCGGCTACCCATCGGCGCGGGCCGCGGCAGAAGATTGGTCGAACCTCCAGCCCGCGCACTGGTTCTGCAATGCGCAAAAAGGCAACAAAACCGGTCAAAACGGCCCGAAATCGGGCAAATTCCTGCGCGTTCCGAAGGTTTCAGACGGCGACTGGTGAGGGGTGGGGAGAGGCCCCCTCCCACGCCCACGGCGACCCCTGTGCCGTCCAGCGCCGATTTACACACAGGAAAATTCTGAAAGGGGTGTCAGGCCATGGCGACCATGAAAAGCATCACGGCACGGGGCACCCGGCTGGACCAGCTCAAACAGCTGGCCAAGGTGCTGGCGGCGGGCATCGACACCTGCGAGGATTGCCGGGCCCTGCCCCAGCTGACCAAGCAGTACCGTGAGACCATCCGGGAAATTGAAGAGATCGAAGGAGCAGACAACGATGGCGACGAGATCGGCGAGATCCTCGCAGAGCGTGAAAATGATGGGAAGCCAGGAGCCGTCCGAACGCATCGCGCCGGAGTACCGGGCCACTGACGGGCCGGATGCGGTGCGCATCCTGCGGGCGGGCGGCACTGTGCTGGACCCGTGGCAGAGCGACATCCTGGACGACTGGATGGGCCGCACCGTGTCCGGCAAATGGACCGCCCCCACGGCAGGAGGCAGCGTGCCCCGCCAGAACGGCAAGAGCCTGCTGGTGCAGGGGCGGGCGGCGTCCGGCATGCTCATGTTCAATGAAACGGTCATCTACACGGCCCACCTGCAAAAGACCGCCACCGAGACCTTTGAGGAAATGCGGGCCTTTTTTGAGGGCCCGAAAATGCGCCGGTATGTTTCCGAGATCCGCACCGCCCTGGGCCGCGAGCAGATCATCCTGAAGAGCGGCGCGCGCATCAAGTTTCTGGCCCGCACCCGCAACGGCGGACGCGGTCAGCACGGCGACCTGCTCATCTTCGACGAGGCGCAGGAGCTGGACGAGACCGCACAGGGCAGCTTCATCCCGGCCATTTCGGCCAGCCTGAACCCCCAGACCATCTACGTCGGCACCCCGCCCGGCCCGGATGCCGTGGGCACCGTGTTCCGGGCCCTGCGCAAGCGGGCGCTGGAGGGCGAAGCCAAAAAGGCCGCGTGGTTCGAGTTCAGCGTGCCGGAGATCGGCGACGTGAAGGACCCCGCCCGCTGGGCAGCGGCCAACCCGGCACTGGGGCGGCGCATTCAGTGCGGCACTATTGAGGGTGAAAGCGAGCAGCTGGACCCGGACACCTTCGCCCGGGAACGTCTCGGCTGGTGGAGCCCGGTGGCCACCGAACATCTGGACTATGCCCTCGACCGCAAGGCGTGGGCAGCCTGCGCCAGCGAGGACGAAAAACCGGAGGGCAAGACCGCCTATGGCGTCAAGTTTGCCGCCGATGGCAGTTCCGTGTGCCTGTGCGGCGCGGTCATCCCGAAGGAGGGGCCCGCCCGCGTTTCTCTCATCGACCTGCGGCCCACCGGGCAGGGCCTTGCATGGCTGGCCGGCTGGCTGTGTGACCGGTACGGCAGGGCAAGCTGCGTGGTCATCGACGGGCGCAACGGCGTGGACGTGCTGGTGGAGCGCATCCGGGAAGTCTGGAAGGCAAAGAACGCGGTCGTCCGGCCCGGAGCACGGGACGTGATCGCCGCCGTGAGCCTGTTCACCAACGCGGTGAGCGAGGGCAGCCTGACCTGGTACGCACCCCAGACCGCCCTGAATGAGAGCGCCGTCACCGCCACCAAGCGCCCCCTTGCGGGCGGCTTTGGCTTTGGCGGCGAGAACAGCCTGCCGGTGGAAGCCTGCGCGCTGGCCCTGTGGGGCGCAAAGACCTGCCGCCGCGACCCGACCCGCAAGATGCGCATCGGCTGAAAGGAGCCCTATGTTAGTCACTCTGAATTTTGGCACCGTGAAAGGCTTACATCCGGCCGAGCAACAGCAGTTGCGGGATCTGGCCGACGTTTTTAACTACCACCAGAGCAGCAACCGCCTGAAAGATAAATATTACGAGGGCCACGTCACCCTGCAGGACGTGAACCTTGGCATTGCCCTGCCGCAGGGCCTGCGCAACCTGGAAGTGGGCTGCAGCTGGGGCCAGAAGGCCGTGGACGTGCTGGCAGCGCGCTCCATGTTCGACGGCTTTGTGGGCACCGGCGGCAGTCTGGACAGCCTTGCAAAGCTGGTGGCCGACAACCGCCTTGTGGCGCAGTACGCCAAGGCCTGCCGGGACGAGCTGAAATACGGCTGCACCTTCGCCGCCCTGTTCGCTGACCCGGAGGTTGGATGCCGCATCCGGTTCCACTCGCCTGCAACGGCTGCCGCCCTCTGGAACGGCGAGAAGGGCCGCATCGACTGCGGCCTTGCCATCGTAGATACGGCACCGGATGAAAGCGTAAGCAATGAATGGACCCCCGCGTTGGTGTACCTCTACACGGACACGCACATCGTTGTTCTGCGCAGAGAGCAGGACAGCTGGACAGCAGAGTACAACCCCCAGATGATGGGCCGCCCGCTGATGGAGCCCCTGATCTGGAACGCCACCAACTCCAAGCCCTTCGGCCGCTCCCGGCTAAAAAATCCCATTCGCGCCCTCATCAATGACTACATCCGCACCGCCGTCAACGCCACCATCGCGCTGGAGTTTGCCACCACGCCCCAGAAGTACATCCTCGGCGTGACCGATGAGCAGTATGACGCTATCATTTCCAACAAATTCAAGACCTACATGGGAGCCATCATCGCCGCCACGGCCAACCCGGAGACCGGCGAGAACCCGACCCTGGGCCAGCTGGCACAGGGCAGCCTGACGCCTCATGTGGAGAAGATGCGCATGACCGCCACCCAGTTTGCGGCGGCCACCGGCCTGACCGTGACCGACGTGGGCGTGGTGAACGACGCCAACCCCACCAGCAGCGACGCCATCCTTGCCCAGAGCCAGACGCTGGTGCTTCTGGCCCAGCAGCTGAACACCGGCAACGGCGATGCCCTGCGCACCATTGCCTGCATGGCACAGGCCGTGGCACGGGACTGCCGCCTGGCCGACCTGACCGAGGAAGAGACCGGCATCATGGCCCACTTCAAGAACCCCGCCATGCCCAGCGTGGCCGTCACTGCCGACGCCGCCATCAAGATCGCATCTGCCCGGCAGGAGTTCGCCGGCACGGACACCTTCCTGGAGATGATCGGCTTTGACCAGGCGGACATCCGGCGCATCAAGGCGCAGGAGCAGCGGGCACGGGGTGCACAGGTGCTGATGGAGATGGAAGATGAAACTGACACAAGCGGCGTGGGATGATTACATTTCCCGGCTTTCCCGGCTGAACCAGAAGGCCGGGCAGCTCATGCGGGAGTACATGGATGGGCACCCGGAAGCCGACACCGACGCCCTCATCCGCTACGCCTATGCCCTTGTAACCAAGTACGGCGAGGGCAGCGCAGAGCTGGCCTGCCAGATGTACGATGCCCTGGCCGAGGCGCAGGGGGTTACATTGCCCGCCGCAGAACCGGCTCCCACCGCCACCTATGGCGAGGTAACCGGCATGGTCAAGGCCACGCAGGACAGCCCGGCAAACCTGCAGAGCGGCGTTTCCCGCATGGTCAAGCAGGCCGGGGCCGATACCACGGTGCACAACGCCATCCGGGACGGTGCCGAATGGGCGTGGGTTCCCCACGGCGACGCCTGCCCGTTCTGCCGGATGCTGGCCTCCAACGGCTGGCAGCGGGCCAGCAAGAACCTGCTGAAGAAAGGCCACGCCCAGCACATCCACGCCAACTGTGACTGCGAGTTCGCGGTGCGGTTCAGCCGTGGCTTTGACGTTGCCGGGTACGACCCGGAAGAGTACCTCCAGCAGTACCGGGAGGCGGGCAGCGACATCAACAACTGGCGGCGGATTGATTATGCGGCCCGGAAGGATGTTATCAATGCGCAGAAGCGGGCGGCGTATGCGGCTCAGGCGTACCGAAAAGACAGAGGCGCAGTCAGCGAGATATCTCTGATTCGGCGTTCGGAGGAAGTCAAGCTCTCTGTAAGACAGGTTGAATCTTACAAAACGCCGGTTTATGTTTCAGACCAGGCAACAATAAAGCCGAAAGCTCTCCATAGAATCAATCAAAATACCGAAAAAGCGCTTTCCGACTGGGGTGTCAGCCTTGACCGGAAGCCCAAAATCATCGTTGTCGGAGATAACGAGCTGCGCGGCGCAGTCGGTATTTACGACCCGTGCGAGAACGTTGTTTATTATGCGGAAAGCGTTGGCAAAAAGACTGTTCAAGACGCTTCTGGTGGTTTCGGAGTAATCGAAGCTCACGAAATGTGGCACATGAAACAGGCCGAGGACTTCCGGCAGTCCGGCTGGGTTATCACCCGTGAAAACCGTGCAGAATATCTTGATGCCCTGTGCAAAAAGTGCAAAGGACGCATTGACAAACTGGGTATCACGCGCGATAATGTAAGAGAGTTAAGCCAATACGCAGCTGATATGTATTTAGGCGAACGTTTTGACGAAGTCGAAGCAGAATTCATGTCATTAAGGAGACGAAAATAATGGTCATTCTGAAATACCCGTCGGATATTCAAAAATTGATTGATATTTTCGACCCCTACCGTGAAGCCATTTCGTCCAAACAATTTGACCAGATTCCACCTGAAGCGGTGGACGCATTCAACAAGTTCAAACAGTGGTCTTGGGAACAAGACCAGTAATCCAACCACGATGCACCCGCACCGTGGTTTTTTGTTGCCCATTTTCAAGCACTGTGCAAAAAATGCACGGTGCTTTTTTCATGCCGTCTTAGCTCATTCAGGAAGAGCGCCGGTCTCCAAAACCGGAAGCGGGAGGTTCGATGCCTCCAGACGGTGCCACGCAGCGGGCGGTGCGTAACCCGCCCAAGACCGAATACTGACAGCGAACAGTGTATAAAAACTGTGGTCACACAACCTGAAAGGAGTTTCCACCATGAAACGCGAAGATGTGAAGAACAAGATCCCCGGCATCACCGATGAGCAGCTGAACTGGCTCATGCAGGAAAACGGCGCGGACATCAACCGGGAGAAGTCCGCCGCCACCGCCCTGCAGACCCAGCTGACCGCCGCACAGGCCCAGCTCAAGACCGCACAGGACGGCCTTGCCGCCTTTGACGGCAAGAAGAAGCCGGAGGAATACGAGGCCGAGCTGGCCAAGCTGCAGGCCGACCTGAAGGCACAGGCCGATGGCTTTGCCTTCGACAACGCCCTCGACACTGCCATCCTCGGCAAGAAGGGCCGCAGCGTCAAGGCCGTGCGTGCCCTGCTGGACGTGGACGGCCTGAAGGGCTCTGCCGACCGCACTGCCGACATCGCAAAGGCGCTGGACGAAGCCGCTAAGGCAAACCCCTGGGCCTTTGGTGAGGACGCCCCGGCACCCGCACCCGCGCCCGGTTATCCTGTCCTGCCCGGCGGCGGTGAACCGCGGCACCTGCCCAGCGAGAAGGACGGTGTCACCGCCGCATTCATGGACCGCAACCCCGGTCTGAAAATCTGACAGCCGTGCAGCAGCACGGAGAAAGCGAGTAATTTTTATGGCACATGCAAATCAGGAACGTTGGGCCACTCTGGTGGACGCAAAGCTGCGCAACCAGCTGGTGACCCGTGATAACCTCATCTTCAACAGCCGCTACGAGGGCGACCCCACCTCCGGCAAGGTCAAGATCCCGGTCCGTGACACCGAGGTGGCCGTCAAGGAATACGACAAGGCCAACGGCATCGCTGCCGAGGCGGGCACCACCACCTATTTGGACCTGAACATCGACCACGACGAGGCCGTGAACGAGCTGATCGACGGCTACGACGCCGACAGCGTGCCGGATGACATCGTGGCCGACCGTCTGGACAGCGCCGGTTACTCTCTGGCCCTGTCCATCGACAAGAAGTCCATTGCCGCGCTGGAAGGTGCCACCGGTGCCACCATCAGCGCCACCAAGACCGCAGCCACCGAGAGCAACGCCTATAAGCTGGCGCTGGAGGCCAAGCGCGTGCTGGGCCGCAAGGGCGTGCCTGCCGATGGCCGTTTCCTCATCGCATCCCCGGAGTATCTGGAGGTGCTGATGCTGGACGAGCACTATATCAAGCAGGGCGACCTGTCGCAGGAGCTGGTGCAGCAGGGTGTTGTGGGCCGCATTGCGGGCTTCAACGTGTTTGAATCCAACAACATGGACTACGAGAGTACCACCCGCGTGACCAGCAAAAAGACCACCACCGAGTTCATTGCCGGTCACCCCAACTGGTGCCACCGCGTGATGGAGTGGCAGGTAGCCATCCATCTGCAGGACCTGTCCGGCTCCGGCAAGTACATCGGCGCATCCGCTGTGCAGGGCCGCAAGGTGTACGGCCTGAAGGTCTCCAAGCCCCAGACCCTGTACATCAAGCGCACCGAAGTGTAACGGGGTGCCTCATGACCTACGCCGAAGTGTGTGATGTGGAAGCCGGGTTCCGTGCCCTCTCCAAGGACGAACAGGAGCGCTGCAGCACCCTGCTGAGCGAGGCGGCGGTCATCATCGACGCCTATAACCCGGACGCCGGAGAGGACGCCAAACGGCTCGTTTCCTGCCGGATGGTGCGCCGCCAGCTGGGCGAAAGCGACAGCGAGGGCGGCGTCAGCTTTCCCATGGGGGCCACCCAGGGCACCGCCACCGCGCTGGGCTACAGCCAGAGCTGGACCATGAGCGGCGGCTCTTCCGGGGAGCTGTATCTTTCCAAGCTGGAAAAGAAGCTGCTGGGCGTTGGCAGCCGCGTGGGGGCCCGCAGCCCGCTGGAGGACTTATGTTGAAAGGCATCGACGTCACCCTGTACGAAAAGACCCAGACCGGCACCGACGAGGCCGACGCCCCGGTCTATGCCGAAACGCCGGTCACCGTGCACAACGTGCTGGTGGGCGAACCCTCTGCCGAGGAGATCACCACCGAGCTGCAGCTGACCGGGCGGCGGCTGGCCTACACGCTGGCCATCCCCAAGGGCGACGCCCACGACTGGAACGACGTGCAGGTGGAGTTCTTTGGCCAGCGCTTTCGCACCTGCGGTGGCGTTGTGCAGGGCATCGAACGCATGATCCCTCTGTGCTGGAACAAGAAAGTGCAGGTGGTAAGGGATGAGTAAGGTGCGCTTTGAGTTGGATCGCGCCGGGGTGCGCGCCCTGATGCGCAGCCCCGAGATGCAGGCCGTGCTGAAAGCGCGGGCCGACACCGTGAAAGACCGCTGTGGCGACGGGTACGAGGCCTATGTGGCCGCCACCCGCGCCGTGGCCGTGGTGGAGACCGCCACCCGGCAGGCCGTTGACGATAACTCGGCCAACAACACCCTGCTCAAAGCCGCCTCGACCGCACACGGCATTGAGGGCGTGCATCTCCACAAGCGCCTGAAAGACTGCCGTGCCATCCGCTACAGGAGAAAAAGATGATCGAAGAAACCATCCGCAGCTTTCTGGCCGAGCGGCTGGACGTGCCAGTCCGGCTGAGCGTGCCAACCCCGGCCCCCGCCCGCTTTGTGGTGGTGGAAAAGACCGGCTCCGGCTATGAGGACGGCATCCATAGCGCCACCATCGCGGTGCAGTCCTACGGGCCCGCCGCCACCAGCCACGACGGCACCCTGGATGCGGCCAAGCTCAACGAGCTTGTCAAGGCCGCCATGCAGGACGCCGACAACCTGCCGCAGCTTGTGCGCTGCGACCTTTATTCCGACTACAATTTCCCCGACACCACCCGCAAACGGCCCCGGTATCAGGCCATTTTCGGCGTAGTGCATTACTGAGAACGAAAGGAGCCTTTTTTATGGCAGATGCAAAGAACGTGACCGCCGCCAAGCCCAAAGTGGGCGGTGCCATCTGGCGTGCCCCGCTGGGCACCCCGCTGCCCACCGACGCCAAGACCGAACTGGACAAGGCTTTTAAGTGCCTGGGCTACGCCTCCGAGGACGGCGTGACCAACAGCAACTCGCCCTCCGGCGAGAACACCAACGCCTGGGGCGGCGACACCGTGCTGACCCAGCAGACCGAGAAGCCCGACACCTTCCAGTACACCCTGCTGGAGGCCCTGAACGTGGAGGTGCTCAAGTCCGTGTACGGCGACGACAACGTCACCGGCACGCTGGACACCGGCATCACGGTCAAGGCAAACTCCTCCGAGCAGAAGGACTGCAGCTGGGTCATTGAGATGGTGATGAAGAACAAGGCGGTCAAGCGCATCGTCATCCCGGATGCCGCCGTCACCGCCGTGGGCGATATCACCTACGCCAAGAGCGCCGTGGGTTACAACACCACCCTGACCGCCGTGCCGGATGCCCAGGGCAACACCCATTACGAGTACATTCTGGGCGGCACTGCTGCCGCCCAGGCCGCTGCCAAGACCAAGGAGGTGCAGGCATGATTACTGCAAAAACGAACGACGGCTTTGAGATCGAGCTGAGCGAGGACGTTCTGGACGACGCCGAACTGCTGGACGCCCTGGGCGGCATGCAGGACGGCAACGTCTTTGACATGAGCCACCTGACCCTGCGCCTGCTGGGCAAGGAGGGCCGGAAGAAGCTGTATGACCACCTGCGCACCCCGGACGGCCGTGTGCCGGTGGCCAAGGTGGCGGACGCCCTGGGCGAGCTGATGAACAGCTTCACGGCCGGAAAAAACTCTGCATCCTCGCCGAACTGATCGCATCGGACGAGGACGCGCTCATCTGCGATTTTGCCCAGTATTACCATGTACTGGACTGGCGCGCCCTGCCGCTGCGTCTGGCCGCTACCCTGGCCGCAGGCCTGCCGGAAACAAGCCGCAGCCTGCGCAAGGCGGCAGGCCGCACGGTGGACTTTGAGACGGAACTGCTGGCCTATGCCGCCGACCGCCTGACCCAGGTGCTCTGGTGGCTGCACAGCGACACGTCCAAGCCGCCCTCCGTGCTGGCCGACCTGCGCGGCGAGGCGGACACCAGCAACGTGCAGTGCTACGCCAGCGCAGAAGAATTTGACGCCGCCCTTGCGGCGCTGAAAGGAGGTTGACACCATGGCGGACGGAATCGAACTGGGCAAGGCGTATGTCCAGATCGTGCCCTCGGCGCAGGGCATCACCGGCAGCATTTCCAGCGTCCTGAACGGAGAAGCCGCCAGCGCAGGCGACAGCGCGGGTCAGAAGGCCGGCGAGAACCTCGCCGGATCCATGAAGAAAGCCCTTGCCGCCTCCGGGGTGGACAAGACCGTTTCCGGCGCGCTGGATGCGTCCGGCGTCCTGAAGAAAAACGCCAGCGGGGTCCAGCAGGTACAGGAATCCCTGTCCGGCGCGATTGCAAAGGCCACCATGCTGACCTCTGTCATCCAGACCGCCGCCGCAAAGGTCAAGGACCTTGCCAGCAGCTTCATCCGGTCCGGCGTGCAGTACAACGCCCAGATCGAGACCTACCGCACCGCCCTGACCAACATGCTGGGCGATACGGAAAAGGCCAGCGCCATGCTGGACAGCATCAAGCAGGACGCCGCCCGCACCCCGTTCAGCACGGACGCGCTGGTGGAAGCCAACCAGTACCTGCTGAGTGCCGGAGAGAACGCCGAGTACAGTCAGAAAACCATCCTCGCCCTGGGCGATGCCATCAAGGCCACCGGCGGCGGCGACGCCGAACTGAGCCGCATGGCGCAGAACCTGCAGCAGGTGGCCAATGTCGGCAAGGCCAGCGCGGTGGACATCAAGCAGTTTGCGTTTGCGGGCATCAACATCTATCAGGTGCTGGCCGACTACACCGGCAAGTCGGTGCAGGAAGTCCAGAACATGACCGTCACCTATGACGTGCTGACCCAGGCGCTGCAGGCTGCAGCCGAAGAGGGCGGGCGCTACTACGGCAGCATGGAGACCCAGAGCGAGACCCTCTCCGGCCGCATCACCACCCTGCAGGACAACGCCAAGCAGTTGGCCGGTGAGCTTTCCACCGGGCTTTCCAGCGCTTACGGCACCGTGGTGGAAAAGGCCAACGAGTGGGTCACCTCCATCCTGAGCGATGATGAAAAGCTGCAGCAGCTCAACACTACCGTGACCGTTGTCACGGCGGCCATCGCTGCAGGCACCAGCGGATTTATCGCCTACCGCACGGCCATGGCCATCTCCGGCGTCATCAGCGCAGTGCGCAATGCCACTGAAGGCATGACCATTGCGCAGGCGGCCCTGAACGCGGTCATGTCAGCCAATCCCGTCGCCATCGTGGTGACGGCTCTGGCTGCCCTTGCGGGCGGTCTGGCAACGGCCTATGCCGCAAACGAGAACTTCCGGGAGGGCTGGAACAGCGCGTGGAGTTCCATCAAGGACTGGTTTTCCTCGGTGGCAGACTATATCCTCGACAAGCTGAACGTGATCATGGCCGTAGCCAACGGCGTCGGAAATGCGATCGCCGCACTTGGCCGCCTGGAAAGCCCTGTGGACGCCTACAACGCTGCCTATCATCAGACCCGGCAGAACTACGCGGACAACAAGACCCAGCAGCGGCAGAAGGACGGCGGCCATGCACGGCGCACCTCCAACGGCGGCATGTGGTCGGATAAGCTCCCGAACACGGCCAGCAACGCGGTCATCAGCAGCATTGCGCCTTCTACCGGCGGCACCACAAACAAGAAGAAAGCCACCTCCACAAAGTCCGCCACCGAGACCCTGCTGTGGTCCCTGCAGGACGTCGGCACCAGCGTTTCTCAGAATGCTCTGGGCAAGGTCACGACCCAGACCACCGAACTCACCGAGCACCTGAAAAAGGGCTCTGAAGAGTACGACCGCCTGACCAAGACCGTGACCGAATCCGGTAAGGAAATGGTCAACGGTGTGGCCAAGAACTACAAGACCGTCACCAAGTATGTGACCGAAAACGGCAAGACCACCGCCCAGACCCAGAAGGTCTACGAGGAAATTGCCGCCACTGTAGCCAAGACCGTTACGTCTACAACGGATTCCGTGGTCAACGGCATTGCCACCAGCACCAAGACCATCACCGAGACCCTGACCGACAAAACCACGACCCAGAAACAGGTCATCACCGAGACCTACAACGACATCGCGGACGGTGCGCTGGTCACGGTGGAGCGGGTCAAGACCATTGCCGCCGATGGTGTCCCGCAGATCACCGAGGAGATCAAGAAAGCCTCTGCCAATAGCTTTGACGGCCTTGTCAAGGGCTGGCAGGACGAAGCCGACAAGGGCGTGGTGGGCACCTTCAGCACGCTGGTGACCGCCGTCAAAAAACAGGACTGGCAGAGCGTGGGCGAGTGGGTGCTGTCCACCCTGTACAACGGCCTTGCCCCGCAGGCCAAGCAGGCCATCGACAGCTTTGGCAAGAACCTGATCCAGCAGGTCAACAATGCGCTGGGCCAGGGCGTCAGTGCTGTCTCCAACGGCCTGTGGGATATGGGCGGAGACCTCGCCAAGGGACTGACCAGCGGCTTTGCAGACGTGCTCACGCAGGCGCAGGGCCTCGGATCCACCCTCACCGGCATCTTTCAGGGGCTGAAAGGCCCGCTCACTGCGGCGGCCACCGCCATCAGCACCGGCCTGAAGGGCGGGCTGATCTCCAGCTTCCCGGAAATTCTGGCCTCCATGGGCACCCTGATCGGTTCCATCGGCAGTGCCTTTGTGGGCATGCTGGAAGCCGTCGCGGCGGCACTGTTTCCCACCGGATTCGGTGCCCCGCAGGCCCTGCTCATGATCGCGGCAGGCGTGGCCCTGACCGCCGCCATTGCGGCCATCGTGGCCGGCGTCGGCGGCGCGTTCAAGCGCAAGACCACCCCCGGCATCTCCGGCGGCACTTCCGGCAGCAGCACGACCTCCACGGCCTCCCGCTCCCTGTGGGATTACGAGAAGCGTGCCCCGCTGCCGCAGCGCACCCAGCGCCCCAACATCGAGGTCAACCAATACATTTACTCCAAAGCGCAGACCGCCGCCGACCTCATGCGGGAAGCGCAGTATCAGCAGGAAAGGGCGGTGCTGCAGGGTGTTTGACGCGATCTTCAAGGCCAGCAACGGTCTGACCTTTTCCTTCGGCTACGCGGCGGGCGTGCTGTGGAGCATCACCCCGCTGGGTGACCTGCCCGTGGATCTGGAGACCAGCCAGGGCTACCAGCAGGTGGGTGCCACCGTGGAGAGCCGGAGCATTTCCGGCGTGACCCGCACGGTCACCGGGCGCATCCTGCGCAATCAGGACTACTGCAAGCGCCAGCTGCGGGATGTGTTCGCGCCCTACGTCACCGGTCGGCTGACCATTGCCGGAGCTTATTGGTGCGACGCTGAGGTGCAGCGCACCCCGGACATCAGCGTGTCCGGCCTGTGGCCCACCTTCTCGTTTCAGCTCTACTGCCCGGACCCCTACTGGCACAGCGTGAAGGAGCTCACCGTCTCGACCTTGAGCGTAACACCCACCTTCCGCCTGCCGGTGTGTTACGATGTGCACAGCTACGGCGTGCGGGAGCAGGCCAACTATCTGCACATCGCCAACACCGGGCTGGCCACCCAGGACTGGGCCCTGACGCTGGAAGCCCGCGGCCCGGTGGTCAACCCCGGCGTCAAGGACCCGGAGACCGGCGAATTCCTGCGCTTTGTCACCACCCTGCAGGACGGCGACAAGCTCCGGCTGTACCGCGAGAGCGGCCAGCTGAAACTGGAACAGATCATCGACGGCACCGGCTACAACATCATGTCCACGCTGGACGGGAGCAGCACTCTGTGGACCCTGCGCCACGGGACGCAGGCATGGCAGCGCACAGCGGATTCCGGCGCGGAATGGCTGTTCCTGACCCTGACCTGCAGCACGGCGTTCTCCACCGTGGTCCTGGAGGTGGGCGGCAATGGCTGAACGGACAAGCGCCCTGACCGCAGGCGGCCACAAGAGCATCTGCGTCTACGACGGCCAACTGAACCTGCTGGCCCGGCTGGGAAGTTGGGTGTCGCTGGTCTGGCCGGAGCGCTACAACGTGTACAGCGGGGTGCAGGGTGCGCAGCTGGAGCTGCACGCCTCCACCGACCTGCAGGCGCTGTGCCGCCCGGACCGGTACCTCTGGCTCACCGGCTCCGACCGCATCATGCGCATCTGCTCGGCGCAGACCGACCGCTCCGAACACAAGCTCGTGATCTCGGCCAGGGACGCCGCCTGCATCCTGGACGAGCGGATCAGCACCCGGACCCTGAGCGGCTTTGCCGTGGAGAGCACCCTGCGCAGCCTGGTGTCCGGCGCGGCGGCGTGGCCGGGGCTGGAGCTTGGCGAACTGGCCGACCTTGCCGACACCTACACCGGTGAGGTCAAGCCCGGCAGCCTGCTCAGCATCGCCGAACAGGTGTGCCAGGAACTGGACATCGGCTTCCGGGTGCGGTTCGACCAGCAGGCCAAGAAGCTGCTGTTTGAGCTGTACCGGCCCAAGCTGGACCCCAACGCCCGGTATGCGCCCCAGTACGGCAACCTGACCGGCCTGACCTACACTGAGAGCATCACCGACTACAAGAACATCGTGACCGTGGCGGGCGCGGACGGCACCGTTACCGTGGGTGCCACCGGCAACACCGGCTCTGCCCGGCGGGAACTGTATCTGGACGCCACCTCTAAAAAGAAGGAGGACAACCAGAGCCAGGAGGATTATCTCGCGTCCCTGCGGGCGCTGGGAGAACAGGAACTGGCCAAGCACACCCGCATCGAGAACTTCCGCTTTACCCCGACCGGAACGGTCACGGTAGGCAAGGTGGTGGCCGCCAGCCTGCCAGGCACCGACATCCAGGCGGCGGCCCGTATTACTAGCGTGACCCTGAGCTCCCAGAAAGGCGAAAACACGGTCACTACCGAGATCGGCACACCGATTCTCAGGAGGAAACCATGAGCATCATCACTTACCCGCTGAACGGCGTCACCTACGACGCGGAGGACGTGAGCACCTACCTGTGCACCCGCACCTCCGGCGTCTACGCCAAGGACACAAATTACGCGGTCAGCGTCACCGGCGCGCGGCAGATCACCGTAGCCCCCGGCCTTGCGTGGATCAACTACGACGACTTCAAGGGCGTCTCGGCCTGCAGCCGGGAGGCGGTCAATCTGACCGTCCCGGACGCCGACAGCACCCTGCCCCGCATCGACCGGGTGGTGCTGCAGTTCGACACCGCAGCCAACCTGACCGCCGTCAAGCTCAAGCCTGGCACGCCTGCCGCCGCCCCGGAGCCGCCCGCCATCCTGCAGAACCACAACCAGTACGAGCTGGGCCTGTGCACGGTGAGCGTGCCCGCAGGCTCCTCGGTGGTCACCGCCGCCGACATCACCGACACCCGCGCGGACGAGGACGTGTGCGGCGTCATGCGGGACGGGGTCAAGGGCATCCCCACGGCCCAGCTGCAGGCGCAGGCGCTGGCCATAATGACCCAGCTGTCCACTGAGCTGCACACCAAACTCGACGCCCTGGACGCCGCCATCGCGGCGGTGGAGAGCGGGAGCTTTTACACCAAGGCCGAGGCGGACCAAAAATTCGGCACGCCGTACACCCTGCCGCCCGCTACGGCGGACCAGCTGGGCGGCGTGAAGGTGGGCGACTATCTGGACATCGCTGCGGACGGCACCCTGAGCGGCAAGACGCTGTATGACACCATCGCGGCCAGTGTGGCGGTCAAGTCGGAGGCGCGGCTGGTGTGGAACTATGCCGGAGAAACGCCGAACCAGATCAAGCAATACAGCTATCAAATCCCGGATAACGTGGACTACCTGCACATCACTGTGGGTGCCAACCCGATCTACACGAACGACATTGCCCGCGGTAGCGCGGTGAGCGGAAAATTCGGCAGCGGTTCTGCATGGACAACCACTGCAGCCATTACTTTCCACGCAAACGGTACTCTACAATTCGAGTGCAACTCAAAGATTGTTTCCCAAGGCTTTGAATTCACCGGCTACCACTACCCCACCCTTGCCGAGCTGCTGACCGAGACGCAGGCCGCGCAGGCGGACACGGACGCCCTGGCGGTAGATCAGGAATACCGCGTCGCCATGCTGGAACTGGGGCTGACCGACGACACTACCACTGACACCACCGCATAAGGAGGTAAACCTATGTTGTATCGTATCTGTAAACGCCTGATCGAGCGCGGCCAGACCGCTGGCCTTGCGGAAAAAATTGATGTTTTTTACGCCCTCGGCCGCATCACCGAGGCCGAGTACAAAGAACTGACCGAGCTGCTGGCCGAAAAGACCGGCAATAAGAGCGAGGAGTGAGCCTATGGCAATCAAGCAATACAGTCTTGCCAAGGACGGTGCCAAACTGCTGGCACCGGGCTTTAAGGTACGCGAGTTCCGCTGCCGCGACGGCTCCGACGTCGTGATGATCGACGAAAGCCTTGTGGTGCTTTTGCAGTGCATCCGGGAGCACTTTGGCAAGCCCATCACGATCACCAGCGGGTACCGCACGGCGGCCCACAACACCGCCGTGGGTGGGGCCAAGAGCAGCCAGCACCTGCTGGGCCGGGCGGCGGACATCCAGGTGGCGGGCGTGTCCGTCGAGGACGTGGCCGCCTACGCCGAAAGCCTGCTGCCCGGCTGGGGCGGCCTTGGCCGCTACCCGGTCAAGGCGGGCCGCACCAAAGGCTGGGTACATGTGGACACCCGGCCCAACAAAAGCAGATGGACGCAGTGAGGGGGTGGCGCATGAAAGATTATTTTTGCATGGCGATCGGCGCGATCGGCGGCGTGATCGCCGGTCTTTTTGGCGGCTGGGATGCCGCCCTGCAAACGCTGGTGATCTTTATGGCCGTCGACTACATCACCGGTCTGATTGTGGCCGGTGTGTTTCACGCATCGCCCAAAACCAAGACCGGGACACTGGAAAGCCGGGCAGGCTGGAAGGGCCTGATCCGCAAGGGCGAAACGCTCCTGATCGTGCTGGTGGCCTGCAGGCTGGATGCCGTGATGGGTTCCACCTTTGTGCGGGATGCCGTTGTGATCGGCTTTATCTGTAACGAGACCATTTCCATCATTGAAAACGCGGGCTTGATGGGACTGCCGATCCCGGCAGCGCTCACCAAGGCTGTGGACATTTTAAAGCAGCGCTCGGAAACCGAGCAGAAAGGATAAGCTCTT